GGGTAGAACATTTAGTAAATCTCTATTCTCATTAGTAACTCCGTTCTCATTGGCTCTACAAATATAAAAAAAAGAAAATAAAAGAAAATGGCAAATGTATTTATACCATTAAACCGATTTCAATCAGTTGTAACAACATTAACTGGGGAAGTAGATGAAATATATACAACTCCACAAGGTGTATCAACAATTGTACTATCTGCGCAAATAACAAATAATAATCAAACTGAAAATTTACCTGTAACAATTTTTGTTGATTCAAACGTTGAATTACCTGTTCCAAATTTTGAAGGATTAGAATTAACATCAAGTTTTGATAGTGCATCTGCATTATTAACACTTAATAGACAATTTATAAGAAAAGAAACAGCAGCATACATTAATTACTTAAATAGTTTATCGGAAACACCATTTTCTTTTACAGCATCTAGATTTGAAACAATTGCATTGGAAACTACCGATGCGATTGCATATGATATTTTAAATCAAAAAACAATTAGAACCAATAAAAGAGCAAAAGATTTTTATACTAAGAATGGCATATTAGATATTTTTACAACAGAGTATAGTTCATCTATATTTGCATTACAATATGTAAATACTTTAGCTCAACAAGTAATAAAAAATGAATCGGTAACAGGTTCTGTTGATGTTGATAGATTATATCAAAGTACGTTTACACAATCTTTTGATGCAACTTATACAACAACTGGTTCATTATTGAGTGGTTCTTCTTATTTAATAGAAGGATTGATAAATGTTATACTTGAAACAATAGAATCTCCAAATTTAGTGGCACAACCACCTGTACAATTGGTGACGAATGTAACCATTCCTCCAGCAGATTCGCTTTCACCGGTAGTAGCCGGAAAATTAGTATTGGAGCAGGGATATGGCTTTGTTGTATCCGGCTCAACCGAATTAAGTGTGATACTTTCACTACTTGAAAGCGCTAACGAATAACGATAATATTATACAATAATATTTATAGTTGATTTCTCATATTTATAGGAATAAAGCTGGAAACTACGAATGGCAATAAGTAATCTATTAAGTGGAAGGGTCCGTGTTAAAGGGCCACAAAATGTAACCCAAGACAGGTACCAATTTTTAGATTTATCCCAAGCCGAACCGAACTTGGGTGTGCCGAATTTTAGTGCTTCCCTTTCAGGCTCTCCTGCTATTGTAGTTTCCGATGACCAAGGTAATAGAGGATTTGTTCGTTCACTTGATTTAGATAGGGTAACTGGACAATTTACTGGTTCTTTTACCGGAAGTGCTGAACTTTCTGGTTCATTTAGTGGGTCTTTCTTCGGAGATGGTGCGGGATTATTTAATTTACCGCAAGCAACAAAATTATCTTCTGGTTCGGTAACAGCATCTGTAGCACCTGATTTCGGATTTAGAGTATTTTCAGCTGATAGTGGTTCAATATTTACAGGTTCACTTTTTGTTAGTGGAAATATTGTAATTCCATCTGGTAGTGGATACTTTAGTGGTAGCGGTGAAGGATTATTTAATATTCCATTATCAGCACTTAACATTGAATCATTAGTATCAAGTCGAATCGCCAGTGGTTCAGCAACGGCATCAATATCACCAAATAGAGGACTTGATATTAACACAGGTGTTAGTATTAATGATTTTCTAATTGTAACTGGTTCATCTAATTTAAAAGGACAGGTAAATGTAGAAAATATTTTAGATGTAACTAATGATACATTTATACATGGTGACCTTTATGTAGATAATACAATATATGCAGAAGAAATTGTAGTTAATTTAATTTCTTCTTCGATAATTTACTCTTCTGGTTCTAATATATTTGGTGACCAATTAAGCGATAGACAACAAATGACGGGTTCGGTTACAATTACCGGTTCGTTAATAGTTGATAATAAAATAGTATTTGTAGAAGCAACTGGTTCTTCAATATCAGCATCATTTACTGGTTCTTTCTTTGGTGATGGTAGAAACTTATTTAACCTTCCTGAAGCAACTAGATTAGCAACGGGCTCAGTTACAGCATCGGTTGATGCACAAAGAGGATTTGTAGTACAATCCGTAGATAGTGGTTCTGAATTTACAGGTAGTGTAAACGTATCTGGGTCAGTTTCAGCATCTTTCTTTATAGGTGATGGTTCTCAATTATTTAATGTACCATCTGTAGAATCTCCAAAAATTGTTAGTGGTAGTGTAACAGCATCGGTATCTCCTGCTTTTGGTTTTAAAGTAGAATCTGCGGTTAGTGGTTCTGAATTTACTGGTTCGGTAGATATAAGTGGTAGTTTATTTGTAAGTGGTACATTAACTACAAGTCAAAGTATATTTTTAAATGCATATAGTGGTGCATTGTTTATAAACTCATCATCAGCAATTTATGCAGATGGACAATTTTTAAGAAACATACCTCGTTCAGCACTTACTGAAGATGCACTAATATCAACTGAAATTAAAAGTGGTAGCGTAACTGCATCAGTATCTCCTGATAGGGGGTTTGTTGTTAAATCCGAAGAAAGTGGTTCTGAATTTACTGGTTCGGTGAGTGTTAGTGGAAGCATATTCATACCATCTGGTAGTGGTGTATTTTCTGGTAGTGGTAGAGGTTTATTTGATATACCTGAATCTGCACTTTCATTTACGTTAAATAAAATAGCTTCAGGCTCTGTAACAGCATCAGTAGCTCCAAATTTTGGATTTAGGGTAGAGGCACAAAGTAGTGGTTCTGAATTTACTGGTTCGGTAGATATAAGTGGTAGTTTATTTGTTTCACCATTTAGTGGTTCGATTACATTGGCATCTGGTTCATCTTATTATGGTGAAGGTAGATACCTAAGAGATATTCCAAGAACGGCACTTACCGAAGATGCGTTAATATCAACTGAAATTAAAAGTGGCAGTGTAACAGCATCAGTATCCCCTGTATTTGGGTTTAAAGTAGAATCTTTGGCAAGTGGTTCTCAATTTACAGGTTCTCTATTCGTTAGTGGTGCTTTAATAGCAATATATAGTGGTTCATTTAGTGGTAGTGGTGATAAATTATTTAATATCCCACGTTCTGCACTTGCTCCTGATGCTTTATTGTCACCATTGATAGCAAGTGGTAGTGTAACGGCATCTGTATCTCCTGATTTTGGATTTAGAGTAGTATCTTCTGTTAGTGGCTCGGAGTTTACAGGTTCAATTGATGTTAGTGGTAGTATATTCATACCATCTGGTAGTGGATTCTTTAGTGGTAGTGGTGTTGGATTATTTGATATACCTCGTTCAGCATTAGCACCAGATGCATTAATATCTAATAGAATATCAAGTGGTTCAGTAACCGCTTCAATAGCTCCTGACTTTGGATTTACTGTAAATACTTTTTCAAAATTTAGTGGTAGTTTTATTGTTTCATCATCAAATAGAAATGTATTAACTTCTGATTTACAAACTACTTTTAATGTAACTAATAATGGTTCTTCTGCTTATCAATTTACTGATATTGGTCCAAATCCTACAATAACCTTAGTAAGAGGGGTAACCTATACTTTTAATATAAATGCAACAGGTCATCCATTTTATATTAAAACAGTAAATTCAATTGGTACATCAAATGCATATAATACGGGTGTTACAAATAATGGTGATGACAATGGTACAATAATTTTTGCAGTACAACCTACTGCACCAAATACATTATATTATAATTGTCAATTCCATTCATTAATGGCCGGAACAATTAATATAGTTGATGCAATAGAAATACCAGCTGAAATTAAATTTATTGGAGATACAAATATAACAGGTTCTCTAATTGTAAGTGAAAGTATATTTGCATTTGGAAATATTCAATTAGCTTCTGGTTCGGCTTTTAGTGGTAGTGGTAGAGATTTGTTTGATATTCCATTATCAGCATTTACTGGAGATGCTTTTAGAATTGCTAGTGGTAGTGTAACAGCATCGGTATCACCAGTTTATGGATTTAGAGTAGAAGCCGAAGCAAGTGGCTCAGAATTTACGGGTTCGGTAAATGTAACAGGAAGTTTAACTGTAGATAGTGGTTCTATTATAATTGGTGATGGTAGTGGTTTAAGAAATATACCTTTATCTGCTTTAGCAGAAGAAGTTACAGCTGCAACAAAAATTGTTAGTGGTAGCGTAACTGCATCTGTTGCACCTGATAAAGGATTTTTAGTATTTTCACCGGAAAGTGGTTCATCATTTACGGGTTCTCTTTTTGTTAGTGGAAATATAACAATTCCAACAGGTAGTGGATTCTTTAGTGGTAGTGGTAGGGGATTATTTGATATTCCTTTATCCGCATTCTCTCAAGAAATAGCAAGAATAGCAAGTGGTAGTGTAACCGCATCTGTATCACCTAATTTTGGATTTAGAGTACAATCTTCTGATAGTGGTTCTGAATTTACTGGTTCAATAAATGTTAGTGGTAGTGTAATTGTTGAAAGTGGTTCTTATTTTATTGGTGATGGTAGATACCTTTCAAATATTACAATAGCTAATTTAGCAATTGATTCAACAAAAATATTTAGTGGAAGTGTAACAGCATCAATAGCACCTAATACTGGTTTATTAGTAAATACTGGTGCAACTATCGGAGATTTCTTAGTTGTTTCGGGTTCATCAGTATTAAGACAAGTATCCGGTTCATTCTTTAGTGGTAGTGGTAAAGATTTATTTGATATTCCTGTTACTGCGGTTGTGGGTGATGCTACAAAAATAGCAAGTGGTAGTGTAACCGCATCTGTATCACCTAATTTTGGATTTAAAGTAATATCGCCAGATAGTGGTTCTCAATTTACTGGCTCTATTAATGTAAGTGGCAGTATATTCATACCTAGTGGATCTGGAGTATTTTCTGGAAGCGGTGCAGGATTATTTGATATACCACAATCGGCACTTGCTTTTGAAATTACAAAAATACAAAGTGGTAGCGTAACAGCATCGGTAGCACCTGATTTTGGATTTGTGGTAAAATCAGAAGATAGCGGTTCTCAATTTACTGGTTCGGTAAATATTAGTGGTAGTTTATTCTTAAATCCTTATAGCGGTTCCTTACAATTAGCATCTGGTTCAAATTATTATGGTGAAGGTGCGTATTTGAGAAACATTCCTCGTTCAGCACTTACTGAGGATGCTTTAATATCGGCAGAAATAAAATCTGGCTCAGTAACAGCTTCTGTTAGTCCTGTTGATGGATTCAAAGTTCTTACACCATTTACATCATCTATTGATGGTGGTATTTACTCAACTCAAATTGGTTCTCAATTTACTGGTTCGGTTGATATAAGTGGCTCTCTCTATATAAATGAAACTAGCGGTGGGTTATTCTTAGGGTCTGGTTCAAATTATTATGGTGAAGGTGCATATCTAAGAAATATACCTCGTTCAGCACTTACTGAAGATGCTCTTATTTCAAATGAAATCAAATCGGGTTCAGTAACAGCGTCTGTTTCACCTGCATTTGGATTTAAAGTAGAATCGCCTGATAGTGGTTCTCAATTTACGGGTAGTATTTCAGTTAGTGGTAGTATTACATTAATAAGCGGAAGTTTCTTTAGTGGTAGTGGTGAAGGATTATTCAATATACCAAGAGCAGCATTTGCACCGGATGCATTAACATCTAATGTATTGTTTAGTGGTAGTGTAACCGCATCGGTAGCACCTGATTTTGGATTTAAAGTAAATAGTAACGCTACAATTGAAGGTGAACTTTATGTATCTCAATCTACAAAATTACAAAACACAGAAATAACTGGTGCATTGTATGTAACTGGTAGTGAATTTATAGCAGGAGATTTATATGTTGATGGTAAAATAGTAACAACTGAATTAATTACTCAATTCATTTCTTCATCAATAATTTATTCTTCCGGTTCAAACATATTTGGTAATACCACAACTGATACACAACAACTAACTGGTTCAGTATTAATTACAGGTTCGTTAGATGTTCAAAATAAAATAACATTTGTTGAAGCAAGTGGTTCAACAATCTCATCATCAATAGCAACCATTACTGAAATAACTGGTTCATCAATATCAGCATCATTTACTGGTTCTTTCTTTGGAGATGGTGCAAATTTATTTAATTTACCACAAGCTACTAAATTAGCAACTGGTTCGGTAACTGCTTCAGTAACACCTGATTTTGGTTTTGTAGTTGTATCTGAAGAAAGTGGTTCTGAATTTACAGGTAGTGTTGCAATATCTGGAAGCTTATTCTTAGAAAAAGGAATTGTACAATTAGCATCCGGTTCATTCTTCTCTGGTTCGGGTGAAAAGTTATTTAATATTCCTAGAGCAGCACTTACACCTGATGCATTAGTTTCACCATTGATAGCAACTGGTAGTGTAACAGCATCTACTGATCCTGATTTTGGATTTAGAGTTATTACACCATTCACCGGTTCTGATTTTGGTTCTCAATTTACTGGTTCGGTTGATGTTAGTGGTAGTGTTAGAGCATTTGCTTTCATTGGTGATGGTTCTCAAATTACTAATGTACAAGCTGCAGCAGCTCCATTCATCGCTAGTGGTTCGGCAACGGCATCGGTAGCAAATGGATTTGATTTCAGAGTAATAACTGCAGCAACTGGTTCGGAAATTGGTTCTGAATTTACAGGTTCCATTTCGGTAAGTGGAAGTGTTTATGCATTTAACTTCATAGGAGATGGTTCTCAATTAACAAACGTTGTAGCAGCAGCAGCTCCATTCATCGCTAGTGGTAGTGCAACAGCATCCGTAGCAAGTGGTAGAAAATTTGTAGTAACAACTTCAGAAACGGGTTCATCATTTGGTTCATTATTTACTGGTTCAGTTGATGTAAGTGGAAGTGTTAGGGCATTTAGTTTTGTTGGAGATGGTTCTCAATTAACAAACGTACAAGCGGCAGCAGCTCCGTTTATCGCTAGTGGTAGTGCAACTGCATCGGTAGCAAGTGGTCAATTATTTGTAGTAAACACTGCACCGGCTTCGGGCTCATATCGTTCACAATTTACATCTTCTGTAGCAATTAGTGGTTCAATTACAGCATCACTTTATTTTGGTGATGGTGGTGGATTATTTAACATTCCACCGGATGCGATTGAAAACTTAGAGTTATTTAAGATTAACTCTGGTTCTGGTGTTGCTATTATTGACCCAAATAAATTAGATGTAAACGTACCAATTACAGCGGCACGTTACGATGGTGATGGTAGTGGATTGTTTAATATCCCTGCTGAGGCATTAGAAGATTTACAATTAGATAGAATAGTATCTGGTTCTGTTGAAGCAGTAATATCACCAAATAAAGGATTAGATGTAAGTACAAAAGGTAGATTCTCTGGTTCTTTAAGTGTAAGTGGTGGGTTGTTTGTAACTGGCGGTAACGTTGTATTAGCAAGTGGAAGTGCTTACTTTGGTGATGGTAGTGGTTTGACTAATATTAATATTGCAAACTTATCATTTGAAACATTCATATTAAAGAGTGGTTCATTTACCGCATCAATTTCACCTGATAAAGGATTTGTAACAAACGCTTCGGCAAGTATTTGGGGTGATTTGTATGTTGATAAAACAATAACAGCAAACAATGTAACAGCATCTGGTGTTGTATTTGCGCCATTACATAGTGGTTCATTTAAAGGTACATATACATTTAATGGCGTAGGGCCAACAGCAAGCGCTGATTATGATATTTTAAGATATGATACAAATAGAGGTTATTATATTCCACAACCCGAATATTCTCAATTTGAAACTGTTGGATTTAGTAATGTATCTCAATTAACAATTGTTCACAATTTAGACTTACTTTATCCGGTTGTACAAATTTATGAAACAGGTTCTGAGGCACAAATTATACCTGCTGGAATTGAATCATTGGATTCTGATACAATTAGAATTACATTTAGTGGATTAACTTCTGGACATGTTGTAATTGGAAGTGGTGGTAGTGTAATAAGCGGAACAATTCAGGGTGATAGAGTTTTAGGTACAGTACTTTCAGCTTCATATGCATTAAATGCAAAATTAGCTGAAACAGCATCTTCTTTATTAGGATTTGATAGTGCTTCATTAGCAGAATTGTTAGATACTTCTAACTTTGTACAAAATAGCCAAACCTCATCAATGAGTGTGTTCTTTGCAGTTAGTTCATCACATGCAACAACCGCATCTTACGCACTATTTGCAGCAAATGCAGCAAATGTAGATACTTCATTGTTTGTTCAGAATTCACAAACGGCATCAATGACAGTTGGTACGGCATCATTTGCACTAACTGCTTCATATGCATTGAATGCAACAGTGGATGCTAGTGAGTATGTTAAAAATATTTACACAAGCTCTGCATATGTTTATTCAGCATCATTTGCTTCAATAGCAACATACGCTTTAAATGCGGCAAGTGTTGATACATCATCATTTGTAAGTGCATTTAAAGATAGTACTGTATTTGCTAACTTTACTGTAACTGGAAGTTTGGGAGCAAGTGGTAGTATCTATGTAGATAATTTATACACATCATCCGCATCTGATTTTGTGGTTGTTTGGAATAATACAACTAAAAAATTAGAAGCTAAAAACGTACAACAAGCAGCAGGTTCTTCTGGTACAGGTGGTACATCGGGTACTGATGGGTCTAGCGGCACAAGCGGTTCAAGCGGAAGTAGTGGTAGTAGTGGCTCAAGCGGTACAAGCGGCACATCGGGCAGTAGTGGTTCAAGTGGCTCAAGCGGAAGTAGTGGCTCAAGTGGAAGTAGTGGTACAAGCGGCACAACAGGTTCAAGCGGCACATCCGGCTCTAGCGGTTCAAGCGGGTCATCTGGCACATCCGGCTCTAGCGGTTCAAGCGGCAGTAGTGGTTCAAGCGGAAGCAGTGGTTCAAGCGGCACAAGTGGCACTAGTGGCACTAGCGGCACAAGCGGTACAAGTGGCACTAGCGGCACAAGCGGTTCAAGCGGAAGCAGTGGCTCAAGCGGGTCATCTGGAACAACAGGCTCTAGTGGCACATCTGGTTCTAGTGGCACAAGCGGTACTAGCGGAAGTAGTGGCTCAAGCGGGTCATCTGGAACAACAGGTTCAGCAGGTACAAGCGGCTCAAGTGGCACAAGCGGTACTAGCGGCACTAGCGGTTCAAGTGGTACAGCGGGAACTGCTGGTAGAGAAGGTGGAAGACTATTTGAAGTAATAAACATTGGATTTGATTATCAATTTGATGGATATGCTGGTAACTTCCCAACATTGACAGTAGTAAGAGGTGAATTATATTATTTTGATGTTAGTGGAGTATCTCCATCACATCCATTCGCACTAAGATTATCAAATGGAAATACAGCAGTAGTACCTGGCACAACTAACAATGATCCTGTAAGTGGAAATTATGCTACTGAAGTTTTAATTCAATATAGAGTTCCTGAAAATGCACCTAATTCAATAGTTTACCAATGCGTAAACCACTCTGGTATGATAGGTACTATTGATATTGTAAATAAACAAGGTACATCTGGCACATCAGGAACAAGCGGCACTAGCGGTACAAGTGGCACATCTGGCTCAAGCGGAAGTAGTGGAAGTAGCGGTTCAAGCGGCAGTAGTGGTACAAGTGGCACAACAGGTTCATCTGGTACAAGCGCTACAAGCGGTACATCTGGCACAAGCGGTAGTGGTGGTTCAAGCGGCACATCAGCTACATCCGGTACAAGTGGCACTAGTGGTACTAGCGGCTCAAGCGGTACAAGCGGTAGTGGAGGCACAAGCGGCACAAGTGGTAGTGGTGGTACATCTGGCACAAGCGGTACTGATGGAAGTAGCGGTAGTGGGGGCACAAGCGGCACAAGCGGTACATCAGGTAGTAGCGGTTCAAGCGGTTCAGCTGGTAGTGGTGGTACGTCTGGCACAACAGGTTCTAGCGGAAGTAGTGGCACAAGCGGGTCATCGGGAACCGGAGGTACGGGTGGTAGCTCAGGTACAACTGGCTCATCAGGAACGTCTGGCACAAGCGGCACAACTGGCACCAGTGGTACAAGCGGAAGTGATGGTTCGTCTGGCACAAGTGGCACATCCGGCACCGGAGGCACAAGCGGTACAACAGGTACAAGTGGCACTAGCGGTAGTGCTGGTTCTGGTGGTACAAGCGGCACTAGTGGCACTAGCGGTACAAGTGGTAGCGCAGGTACTAGTGGCTCAAGCGGTTCAAGCGGAAGTAGTGGCACAAGTGGCACAACAGGTTCAAGCGGCACATCCGGTTCAAGCGGAAGTAGTGGAAGCAGTGGCTCAAGCGGAAGTAGTGGCTCAAGCGGGTCATCTGGAACAACAGGTTCAGCAGGTACAAGCGGCAGTAGTGGTTCTAGTGGCACAAGCGGCAGTAGTGGCACTAGCGGTTCAGCTGGAAGTTCTGGTTCAAGCGGCAGTAGTGGCACAACAGGTACTGCTGGTACAACAGGTTCAAGCGGCACAAGCGGCAGTAGTGGAAGTAGTGGTACAAGTGGAAGCGCAGGTTCAAGCGGTTCAAGCGGCTCTGCTGGTTCTTCTGGTACTACTGGGTCTTTTGGTACAAGCGGCAGTAGTGGTAGTAGTGGTATTGATGGTTCAAGTGGCAGTAGCGGTTCATCTGGAACAAGCGGGTCTGCTGGTTCATCTGGCACAACTGGTTCTGCTGGCACAAGCGGTAGTGGAGGTACTTCTGGTACAAGCGGGTCATCTGGTACAAGCGGGTCTGATGGTTCAAGCGGAAGCGCAGGAACTAGCGGCACTTCGGGTAGTACGGGTTCGTCTGGTACAACAGGCTCTGATGGCTCAAGTGGAAGTAGTGGTTCTTCTGGCACAAGCGGTACTAATGGCACAAGCGGTACTGATGGAAGTAGTGGTAGTGGTGGCACAAGCGGCTCAAGCGGAAGCAGCGGTTCAACTGGCTCATCAGGAACAACAGGTTCTTCCGGTACATCGGCAATTGATGGTACTTCTGGCACAAGCGGTACAAATGGCACAAGCGGAAGTGCTGGTTCAAGCGGAAGTGCTGGCTCAAGCGGTACTACGGGTAGTAGCGGGTCTTCAGGATCGTTTGGTACATCTGGCACAAGCGGGTCATCCGGCACAAGTGGAGTAGATGGCACTAGCGGTTCAAGCGGTTTAAACGGCACCAATGGTACGTCTGGTACTGATGGTTCTACGGGCTCGGCAGGTACAAGCGGCACAAGTGGTTTAGATGGAACATTCTTTGGTAGTTCAGGCACATCGGGTTCAAGCGGCTCAAGTGGTTCAACAGGAAGTAGTGGATTTGATGGTACATCTGGCACAAGTGGAACAGCTGGCACAAGCGGACTAGATGGTACATTCTTTGGTAGTAGTGGTACAAGTGGCAGTGGTGGTTCAAGTGGTACATCTGGAATAGATGGCACATCGGGAATAAATGGTTCTAGCGGCTCGAGCGGCACAGCAGGTTCAAGCGGAACAAGTGGTTTAGATGGTACATTCTTCGGAAGTAGTGGTACATCAGGCTCATCGGGAGCAACTGGCTCAAGTGGTACTGCCGGCACAGCAGGTTCTACGGGTTCTGCGGGTTCCGCAGGCACAAGCGGAACTTCTGGATTAGATGGAACATTCTTTGGTAGTAGTGGGGTTAGTGGTACAAGTGGCAGTAGTGGTTCATCAGGAGTTGATGGAACAAATGGCACAGCAGGTTCAAGCGGTTCAACTGGCACTTCTGGCACAAGTGGTTTAGATGGTACATTCTTTGGTTCTAGCGGTTCTAGCGGTTCGAGCGGATTCAGCGGCTCTTCTGGTGTAAGTGGTACAAGCGGCTCAACTGGAACAAGCGGCACAAGCGGTTTAGATGGTACATTCTTCGGAAGTAGTGGTACTTCTGGTTCTACTGGCACAAGTGGTACTGATGGAGCTGGTACGAGTGGTACAAGCGGCTCAAGCGGCTCGACAGGTACAAGTGGAACAAGTGGCTTAGATGGTACATTCTTTGGTAGTAGTGGTTCAAGCGGCACCAATGGTTCAAGCGGTACTTCTGGAGCAGGAACTTCAGGCACTTCTGGATTGGGTTCATCGGGCACAGCAGGTACAAGCGGTTTAGATGGTACATTCTTTGGTAGTAGTGGTACAAGTGGTGTTGATGGTTCAAGCGGAACTGATGGCTCTGGAACATCCGGTACTTCTGGTACTGATGGTATAGGTACAAATGGTACAAGTGGTACAAGTGGCTTTGATGGCACATTCTTTGGTAGTAGTGGGGTTAGTGGTACGAGTGGTAGCAGTGGTACTGATGGAGCAGGTACAAGCGGAACAAGTGGTATAGGTTCAAATGGTTCATCAGGTACAAGCGGTTTAGATGGTACATTCTTTGGAAGTAGCGGTACTTCTGGACTTGATGGCACTATGGGAACTAGCGGTTCAAGTGGATTGGATGGGTCTGGCACAAGCGGTACAACAGGTACATCTGGCACAAGTGGTTTGGATGGAACATTCTTTGGAACTTCTGGCACAACGGGCACAAGCGGCACATCGGGAATTACAGGTACGTCTGGTACTGATGGTATAGGTACAAATGGTACAAGTGGCACAAGCGGATTAAACGGAACTTTCTTTGGTTCATCAGGAACGGCTGGTACTTCTGGTATAACTGGCTCAAATGGTACGTCTGGATTAGGAACTAATGGTACATCGGGTACAACTGGCTCGAGCGGAACAAGTGGCTCTCTAACTTTAACTGGTTCAACCGATAATGGTGTAATCACATATGATGCAGGAAATTTAGTAGGTAATATAGAATCCAATTTAGTATTTAATGGAAGTGGTTTAGATATTACGGGTTATTTAGATGCATCAAACTACGTTGAAGGTACAACATTTAGAGAAAACTTTAGTAACTTAGGTACAGGTGGTTCATTTACATTAGACCTTTCAACAGCAAATAACTTTACTAGAACTGTAAACGGAAACGCTACCGTAACGATAAGTAACACTCCTGCTGGTAAAGCATTTGGATTTACATTAGCATTGACAAATGGTGGAGCATATACAATTACATGGCCTGGTGGATTAAATTGGCCCTTAGGAACAGCACCAACATTAACAGCTGCTGGAACTGATATTATTGTAATCTATACTTATAATGGTGGTTCATCTTACAATGGATTTGTTGTAGGTAAAAATATGAGTTAAAGTTATGGGAATATTTAGACGATTATCATCAACAGAAGAAATTACTCCTTTTCAGATTACAATATCTGTAACGGCAGGGCAAACCTTTACATTACCATTAGCAGATTATGCTGGGTTAGCACCTAATTTTGTAGTAAGTTGGGGAGATGGAAACAATGATACAATTACATCATCACTTCAAGCGGAAAGAACACATACATATGCATCCGGTGGAATTTACACAATTTCTATATTAGGATTTATGCCTGCTTTTGCGGTTAATAATAATTCAGCAATAAGAACTAAAATAACTTCATTGGTAAGTTTTGGAAATGTTGGTTTAAGAAAAGTTGATTTTTATGGATGTAGTTTAGTAACATCAATTCCATCACCTGGTACAGGTTTAGCAGATATGGAAAACTTTACAAACTTTATGCGTTCAACAGGTATAACAACAATACCAAGCGGATTATTTGATTTATCAGTAAACGCAACAACATTTACCGATGCCTTTTCATTTAATTCTGGTATAACTTCTATACCAACGGGTTTATTTGATAATTGTACAAATGTAACAATATTTTCATCTACTTTTAACGCGTGTGTAAATTTAGTTACTGTACCATCAACGTTATTTGACCAAAATGTTAATGTTGTAAACTTTTCTTCTTGTTTTAGAAACTGTCGTTCAGTTACAGCACCTTTACAATTTACATTTAATACAGCAGTTACTACATTTGCTAATTTGTATAATATGGGTACTACTGTAAACGCAATGACAGGAACGGCTCCAACTTTATGGAGTAGAATTCCTGAACCATATGGATTTGCTGCTTTTAGAAATTGTATAAATTTATCAAATTACGCTTCTATACCTTCAAATTGGAAATAATATGTATTTAAGAATTATAGATAATGTTGTAAATTATCCTTACTCTTTAAAAAAATTAAGAGAAGATAATCCAAATATTAGCTTCCCATCTGAAATGACAGAGAGTTTAATGAGTGAGTGGAATATTTACGAAGTTAGACAGACACCAAAACCAAATGATTATACAAAAAACATTTCAGAAGAAACGCCTATATTAGTAGAGGGAGTTTATTATCAAAATTGGGTTCAAACAAATGCAACGCAATCAGAAATAGATTTAAGAATTTCAGATAAGTGGGAAGAAGTAAGAACGCAAAGAAATGAATTATTACAAGAGTGTGATTGGACACAACTTTCAGATATTCCACAATCAACAAAAGATGTTTGGACAACTTACAGACAACAATTAAGAGATATTACATCTCAATCCAATCCTTATTCTATCGTTTGGCCTGTAAAACCCTAAAAAGGAACTTATTTATATTTATACTTATACCAAAAGTAAGAATATAGATGAAGATACATAGTCCCAGTTTTTCCGGCTCAATTTCACAGGCCACATCAGCTTATGCAACCCTTAGTGGTTCATTTACTGGTTCATTTACTGGTTCTTTCAAAGGAGCAATTGATGTTCAACAAGCAACCTTTGATATATTAACTGTAACAAGAACTTCTTTTTTAAGTGGTTCTGTATTGGTTAGTGGTTCTGAAGATATTTATGGTAGATTAAATGTAACTGGCTCGGCAAATATATCGGATTCTTTAAAAGTTTCTGGTTCAATGCAGATGACCGGTTCTATTAATTTAAGAAATGGTGGGTTTTTGGTAGAAGGTGTTAATGTTTTAGATACAGCTTTGGCTTATGCTATAGCATTGGGTTAAAAAATATAAAATAGATGGCAAACGTATTCAAAAATAGTCTTACTAACTACATCGGAGTAACTGGACAAGTGGTATATACAGTACCATCAGCAACAACAACCACAGTTATTGGAGTTAGTGTTGCAAATGTTAATTCTAATAATATTAATGTAAGTGTAATGGCTAGAGATAGTTCAGCAAATAAAACGGTATATTTAGTAAAAGATGCTGTAATAACTCCGGGTAGTTGCACAGTCTTAGTTGGTGGTGAGCAAAAGATAGTTTTGGAAGCAAATGATTTTCTTTCAGTAACATCATCTTTAGCATCATCAGCAGATGTAATTGTTTCAGCATTGGAATTATCATAAAAGATATTGATTAATGAAGTTTATAGGTAACAACCCTAATGGATTAAATTTAGTAAGCAAAAGCTTAATTGAGCTTGACGTAGATGGTCAGAGTAGAGTTGCTTTTTCAAATGAATATTTGAGTGTAACGGGAAATATAACTGCTTCACAAAACGTTAGAGCACAAAACATTTCCGCTTCATTAATCAGCGGTTCAACGATTGTAGCTAATACATTTAGCGGTTCACAATTTACAGGCTCTTTTAGTGGTTCATTTATTGGTGATGGTAGTAAATTAACAAATATTACTCAAATAGCAAGCGGTTCTACGGTAGTAAGTGTAACTACCGATGGAGTATTTACTACGGGCTCATTAAGAGTAACTGGTTCAGTATTTATTTCATCTTCAATTACCGCTTCGTTATTTAGAGGTGATGGTAGTGGATTATTTAATATTCAAGCCGATTCAATTGGTGACATTAACCGATTAAAATCAGGTTCAGCTGTAGCACAAATTTCTCCAAATAGAGGTTTAGAAATAAACACAGGAGTATCTATAAAAGAATCATTACAAGTTAGCGGTTCTCAAACTATTGCTGGTAACTTAGCTGTAACTGGCTCACAAAATATTTTAGGAAGTGTATATGTAACTGGCTCACAATCTATTCGTGGTGAGTTGGTTGTTACTGGTTCTGGTAGAATTGGTGGGGATTTAACTGTAAGTGGTAATGAAACTATAACTGGTAATTTAAATGTTGGTGGAAAAATTACAACAACTGAATTACAAGCTACATATGTAACTTCTTCAATTATATACGCATCTGGTTCAAATAAGTTTGGCGATGCAACAACTGATTTGCATGAATTTACTGGTAGTGTAGGTATAAGTGGTTCAATATTTGTATCACCAAATACTCTACCAACGGATAATACAACAAATGAAGTATTAGTTCTTAATACAACAACAGGAAGAATTAGTAGAAGATTTGCGGCAGCAACTTCAGGTACTTCAGGTACGTCTGGCACAAGCGGCTCAAGCGGAAGTAGTGGTTCAAGCGGTACAACAGGCTCATCTGGCACAAGCGGAAGCAGCGGCTCAAGTGGAAGCAGCGGCTCAAGCGGTAGTAGTGGAAGCAGTGGCTCAAGCGGCAGTAGCGGTTCAAGCGGTTCATCTGGGTCAAGCGGTAGTGGTGGAACATCCGGCTCAAGCGGCAGTAGCGGCTCAAGCGGAAGTTCTGGTTCATCGGGAACTCGCGGCACATCCGGCTCATCTGGAAGTAGTGGCTCAAGCGGAAGTAGTGGAAGCAGTGGCTCAAGCGGAAGTGGTGGAACATCTGGCTCATCTGGGTCAAGCGGAAGCAGTGGTTCAAGCGGCAGTAGCGGTTCATCAGGAAGCAGCGGCTCGAGCGGAAGTAGTGGAAGTAGCGGTTCATCGGGAAGCAGTGGTTCAAGTGGCAGTAGTGGTTCAAGCGGACAGGCAGCCGGAGCAAGATATAATTTTAGTACAACAATAACTGATGCAGATCCTGGTAATGGTATTGTTCAATATAACAATGGAGTAATAGGTTCGGTATCATTTATTTATATTGATAACTTAGATGGACAAGGTAATACACAAACAACTTGGTATGATACTTGGGATGATAGTACAACTGGTAATAATAGAGGTACTATAACTTTAACGAGCAGAGATGGTGGTACAGTTGTAAACACATTTACTATAACAGGAGCTGTAACAGCAGCAACTGGATATTATAAAATTCCTGTATCTTATGTTGCAGGTACTCTACCATCCAATAGTGCACAATTAATTGTTTCTTTTTCAAGAACAGGTAATGCTGGTACATCAGGTTCATCTGGAAGCAGCGGCACATCTGGTTCAAGCGGCTCAAGCGGAAGCAGCGGTTCAAGTGGCTCAAGCGGAAGCAGTGGCTCAAGCGGTTCAAGTGGTGTAACGGGTGCAGGTGGTACATCTGGTACAAGCGGCTCAAGCGGTAGCAGTGGCTCAAGCGGAAGTAGTGGTTCAAGTGGCAGCAGCGGAAGTAGTGGTTCAAGTGGTAGCAGCGGAAGTAGTGGCAGTAGTGGTATAACAGGAGCAGGCGGTTCATCGGGCTCATCGGGTAGCAGTGGCTCAAGCGGTAGCAGTGGCTCAAGCGGTAGTAGCGGAAGTTCAGGTTCAAGTGGCTCAAGCGGAAGTAGCGGGTCATCGGGAACAAGAGGTTCTGCTGGTACTAGTGGAAGTAGTGGCTCATCTGGGTCAAGCGGAAGTAGCGGTTCATCTGGAGCAAGTGGAAGTGCTGGTTCAAGCGGAAGTAGTGGAAGCAGTGGCTCAAGTGGTTCATCAGGAAGCAGTGGCTCAAGTGGTAGTAGTGGTAGTAGTGGTTCATCCGGTTCAAGCGGACAAGGTGGGGGTATAAGATATAATTTTAGTACAACAACAACCGATATAGATCCTGGTAATGGATTAGTATCATACAATAATACAGCAATAGCATCAGTAAACCAAATCTTTATTGATAACGTTGATGTTGGTGGTAATACATTAACTTCTTGGTTTGATGGTTGGGATGATTCAACTACATCAACAAATAGAGGTACACTTACATTAGTTAGTAGAGATAGTGGTACGGTAGTAAACATATTCAGAGTAAATGGTGCGGTGGTTGTTGGTTCGGGATATTATAAAATACCTGTAGCTTATATTAGTGGTACATTGCCGGTTAATAACGCACAATTAATTGTACAATTTAGTAGAACGGGTGATTCTGGAACTGCAGGTTCTTCTGGTTCAAGCGGAAGTAGTGGTTCAAGCGGGTCATCAGGAAGTAGCGGTTCATCTGGAACACGTGGGTCATCTGGCTCAAGCGGAAGTAGTGGAAGCAGTGGCTCAAGCGGCAGTAGTGGTTCAAGCGGTAGTAGTGGAAGCAGCGGCTTAAGCGGAAGTAGTGGAAGTAGTGGTTCAAGTGGCTCAAGCGGAAGCGGAGGCACATCAGGTTCAAGCGGTAGCAGCGGCTCAAGCGGTAGTAGTGGAAGCAGTGGCTCAAGCGGTAGCAGTGGCTCAAGTGGTAGTGGTGGAACATCCGGCTCAAGCGGTAGCAGTGGCTCAAGCGGAAGTAGTGGTTCAAGCGGCAGTAGTGGTTCATCTGGAACACGCGGGTCATCTGGTTCAAGCGGAAGCAGCGGCTCAAGCGGAAGCAGCGGTTCAAGCGGAAGTAGTGGAAGCAGCGGCTCAAGCGGAAGCAGTGGTTCAAGCGGGTCATCCGGCTCTGCTGGTTCATCGGGTTCTTCTGGATTATTATCATTGACTGGAAATACCAACGATGGTGTAATCACATTAAACGGAGCTGCACCAAACGCAACCGTTGAAGCAAATTTAAGATTTGATGGTACTACATTAACAGTTACTGGTAACGCTACAATTAGTGGTGACCTTACTGTAAGTGGTACAACAACATATATTAATACAACAACTTTAAATGTTGGTGATAATATCATCACATTAAATGCGGACATTGGAGCAGCAACTGCACCAACTGAAAATGCAGGTATTGAAATTAAAAGAGGTAATCAGGCAACTCGTCAATTTATATGGGATGAGGGAAGTGATGTTTGGTATGCAGATACTAACTTTATTGCAAACGGAAGTGTAAGAGGTACTAATTTTTACGATGCAACTGGTACATATAATGTAAACTTAGGTAGTGGCGGTTCTGAAGGTAGAGGTTTAGTTGCAGGTTATAGTGGTGGGCAATATGGTGGTATTGGATATAACGTAAGACATACAGGAACATCAGATTCATTTATAGCACCTGGTGGTGATACAGCAACGTATTTAGTATTCAATAGTGGATTTACATTTAGATATGCTGGGGCAGGTGCAGGTGGTAGAACATTAACTTGGACTCAAATAGGTCAGTTAGATGCTAGTGGTAACTTTACAATACCTGGTAACTTAGTAGCAGCACAAGTTAACACTGGACAAGGTTTGACAGAAGTTCACTTAATGAACCAAAACCTTAGAACAACTGATAACGTAACTCACGCTACAATTACGGGTAACATATTTACAATGCCACAAAATCCTGTGGGCACGGCTTATTCTGGTGTAGCAACTCAACCAACTTATTACATTGGACAAGCTAATGGTAATGATGATGGTTGGAAAATTTATGGTGAATCTCCTGGTGGTTCAAATACTGGAGCTCTTATTCTACAATCGGAAGATGATTTTGATGGTAATGAATCTATACGTTTAAGATTTAAAAGAACTTATAGTGCATTTAATACAAATGATGTTCTTATTGCACAATTCGATAGAGTAACGGTTCAGGGACCAATTTACGCAGATTCATTAATTGATAGACAAAACAACGCATACTTTATAAATCCTTCGGATGGTGCAAATGGTATATCTGCAAATCTTCAGGGTAGAATTCAAGTTGGTACATTTAATAACTCACAAACAAATAGTGGTGAGGCATGGATTGGTAGAGCATCTGATAGACCAGCTGGTGTATTAACTGTACAATTGGGTAGTGGAGCAGGTAGATATTTTGAAGTAGTAGATAGTGGCTGGACAACTGTTGAATTCTATGCAAACGATAGTGGTATTGCTGGAGCAGCTAGTAGTTTTGATGCACCACAATTTAGAGACTCTGCAAATACAGGATATTATTTAGACCCTGCTTCTACATCAAACTTAAATGATGTACAAATACAGGGTGATATTAAAATGCAAGGTTCGGATTCATATATTTGGATGCCGAATAACAACTCTCTTTCAACTGGTTTCTATGATCCTGTAACTGGATTAGTTCCAATTCAATTAAACGGACCTGCTGATGGTATTTTCATTGGTAATAATATGTGGTTAAGCTATAATACAGCTAACAACAACAACTACAATGAAAACATTAGATTATATCCGGCAGCAAATGGTGTATCTGTAATTGCATTTAGAGCAACAGCAAATAGTACAGGTGGTTCACCATCAAACTCTATTTTAGGTTATTCTGATAGATTTGAAATTAGACAAGGTGACCAATGGCAATTAAGAAGTTACGCTAACTATGTAGAGGCATATGGTGATTTTAGAGCACCGATATTCTACGATTCTAATAATACATCATTCTATGTAAATCCAAATGGAGTTACTAATCTTAATCAATTATCAATTCAGGGACAACAGGTTTTAGTAGGTGCTGGTGGTAATACTGTTACCGGAAATATAAATGCAGTTTGGGGACTATTAAAACCGGCAGGAAGAAAATTATATCCTGATGAGGATTTTAGAGATGGTAATAATAGTATTAGTGTTTACAACAACGCAGGCGGTTCAGCTGTAACTCATACTAGAAAAAATAGTTCATTCTTAGATGGACATAGTGGACCGCCAAATCTTAGTGGATATGTAATTGAAATAAATCACTCACCAGCAACATCTGCGGGTACATCACCTGGTTATGGTGGTTGGTACTTTGCAACAAATACATCCCCTGCTTCTAGAAGATTATTGTGTGTTTTCAAAATGAAAATACCTTCTGGTAGAAGTGTTGAGTGGGCATCTAACTCAATTGGTGCAAACGGAACAGCTACTTGGCAAACAAGTCAGGCAGGTACTGGTCAGTATCAAGATTATGCAATAGTTGTAAACTCTGGAACAGCATCATTCTCATCAACATTCTTCTTTTATATTGTTGGTGGTAACACATCTACATTCTACACTTACTTAGCATCGGCAACGGTATATGATATTACTGATGTTGCTACTGAGCAAGTTAGAACTTATGAGGCATCTGCAGCAGTTTACTCACCAATATACTACGATAGAGATAACACAGCATATTATATAAATGCTAATGGTTCATCTTTTATGAGCGCAGTATTTGCCAATGATTTCTTCAGACCGCAAGGAGCAACAGGTATTTATTGGCAATCTTACGATACAAGAATATTCTCTGAAAACTCTTCTGTAATAACATCTCGTTCAGATAATGGTTGGATGATTCAGGATAGAAGTGCAACACCTAAAGGATATGTTTATTTTAGTTCAGCTGGATTTGGACTATTAAGTGGAGGTGGAAGTTGGGCAATAAATATTCACCCAACAAGCAATAACAGAGTAACAATAGGTGGTGAAAGTGGAATGAGCGCACCTAGTAATGCTGGTGCAAGGTTGATGTTTAATGGTGGTAACGATGATGCTAGAGATAATTACTATATTGGTACTAACTTTGAAAACTATGGTGGTAACTATTCAAAACTTGATTTAAGATGGCACACTGGTATTCGTATGGGGGCACAACCTTCATATGGTGGTATTCGTATATTCAACAATGAAGACTTAGGAGCAAGAATTGCATCGTTTGGTGAAACCGATGCAAACGTAAGAATAGATAATACACTATTTGTGTTTGGTGATGCAAGAGCACCAATATTCTATGACCAAAATGATACAACATATTTCACAAATCCAGCTGATAGAAGCTTATTAAATAAAATTGAAGTTTCTAGAAATGGTGCATATGGTGGATACGTTGATGCTGATTTGATTGTTGGTAGTGGGGCAGCTGACCGTAGAGGTTATGGTGCTACGGGTGGTTCTAACATTATGTTAAGGTCATCAGCTAAATCATCAATTACAGCATTAGATGAAAACCAAAACTTAGGTCAAATTTCTTATGAAAACCTAAACTGGATTATTGGTGAGAACGTTGGTTGGGGTGTACAAAGTGTGACATTCCCTGGTATAGCAACATCTAACCAATCATTTAGAGCACCTATATTCTATGATAGCGATGATACCAGTTTCTATCTAAATATGCACCAATCATCACGTATTAGAAACTTATATATTGGTGATAGTGGTAGTGATTGGGTTGATACAGGTGGTTGGGGAACTCAATTACATTTATCAAACGGACCGCATTCTATTTTTAGAGTTTATGCAAGAAATGAAGGTATTCAAACAGGTATATTCTCACATGTTGGTGGATTGTCTGTTGTAGGTTCATTTACAAACCACGATTTAAGAATTGCTAGAAATAATGCATATAGAATGTATTTTTATAGCACTTACACTTATTCTGAAGGATATTTGCAAGCCGCAGACGATATGCGCGCACCAATATTCTATGATTCAAATAATACAGGATTTTATGTAAACCCTGCTGATGGTGGATTTGTATTAAGAGGTGGTTCTTCAAACAGAGTTACATTCTATACAAATGATTCTGGATTTAGAGTACAAAACGCAGAAGGTAATGGTGTATCTGATTTAAGATTGGGAGCAGCATGGGGTCAGCCTGGTGTTTATTCAAATAGTTACCTATCATTAATGTCTGAAAACTATATTGAGTTTAGAATTGGTAACTCACAAAAAGGATATATGGATAGTTCATCCAACCTTTTTGCATATGGTTCGATGAGAGCACCTATATTCTATGACCAAAATGATACATCTTGGTATTTAGACCCTAATAGTTACTCTGTACTATTCTCTGTTCAGGCTCGTAACTTAGGTGGTGCAAATATGCAAGTTGTTGGTACTAACATTGGTACTAACTCAAGCAGTAGAGAGGCAATTACATTTATTGATGGTTCTATTGTACAAGCGCACGTTTCAACTGGTAATGGTAATGGTGGAGCTTGTTATAATTGGTACACTTCAGAATGGATTGATGTTGACCCAGAAAAAGATTATGAATTTAGTGTTTGGATTAGGAGTACAGGTAACGATGCAATTTATTTTGGATGGCATGAATTAAACTCATCGGGAAACTATTTAACAGCAAATCCATATTTCCATGGTTCATATAGAAATACTGGTGGAACGTGGATTCAATTAAGAGCAACATTAAGAAATTGGAGAACTCCTGCTAACGCTGGTGATGCATATGGAGATAGATTTGCAAATAACACCGCTGATGTAGCAACATATGTTAGTGATGGTGTAATGCACTCAAACACTAGAAAAGTACACGTAAGATTTGGTACTTGTTATGGTTCAGTTGCTGGAAGTAAAACTTACTATCATAACCTAAGAGTAAGAGAAAATGTTAGAGAGGATATGAGTAATCAATTTACCGTTCCTTACTACAATGGTTCTTCTTATGGTGGTAGAATGAGATGGAGAACTATAACTGAATGGGGTACTTCTGGTATTGATATTATTGGAGCAGCAGGTGAATTCCGTATGAGTTCTGATAGTGGTAACTTAAATTTAAGAGTAGATGGTTGGATTATAGGATATGATTATGTTCAATCATTGGGGGCAATGTACGCAACAATTTACTATGACCAAGATAATACCGGATATTATTTAAACCCTAATGGTACATCCCAACTTCGTTATGTATTAGCAGATGATTGGTTTAGACCGCAAGGAGCAACTGGTATTTATTGGCAATCATATGATACTCGTATTTTCTCTGACAACTCAACATACATCAAATCACGTTCAGATAATGGATGGCAAATTTTTGATAGAAGTGCTGGTTCAAGAGGTTACCTATATTTTGATTCAAACGGATTTGGATTATTAAGTGGGCCTGGTAGTTGGGCAGTAAATATACACCCATCAAACCAAAAAAGAGTAACGATTGGTGGATATACTTCTGCAAACGCATATAGTTCTGAACCTGGTGTAAGATTGATGTTTGGTGGTGGTGATAATGACGCCGCAGATAACTACTATATTGGTACTAACTTAGATAATTATGGTGGCAACTACACCAAATTAGATTTAAGGTGGCACACTGGTATTCGTATGGGTGCACAACCAGGTTATGGTGGTATCCGTATCTTTAATACTGAAGACTTAGGTAGTAGAATTGCATCATTTGGTGAAACTGACGGTAACGTAAGAATAGATAATGTACTTTACAACTTTAGCCAAATACAATCACCAATTTATTATGATTATAACGATACCGGTTATTTCTTAAATCCAAACACAACAGCAACATCTTTAAGAATTGCAGGGGGTATAAAACAACAAAACTTAGTTGGTAGACCTTACGCAGTTTGGGGACAAGGTGGTGGTGCGACCGGAGCAGTGGTTATTAAATTCCCTGGTGGAATTGGTAACTATGGTATGATTCATGCTGAAGTTGACATTTATGAATATAGTGGAAACCATTGTTGTACCGTATTTGTTGGTGGACACAATTGGAATGGTGCTTGGTATAACATTGGAGCAAACGTTGTTGGTTATACAGATAAACCTGTCAGAGTTGGTGTTAAAGATGGTAGATATTGTATAGTAATTGGTAATGGTGGTTCTTCTTGGTCATATGGACAAGTTGTATTAAGAAAAATACAAAATGGTGCATATTATAGTGGTGTAATGGATGTTGCAGAAGGATACACAGCAGGTATTGAATCGGATTCTTATAGCTGGATTTCTGGTGACTTAAGACAATTAACAGTTCCAAATAGTTTATCAGTTGTTGGTGGATTATATGCAGATGTTTATTACGATAGAAATGATAGTGGATATTATTTAGACCCTAACTCAACATCACAATCAGCATTAAGAATTAGAGGTGGGGCATTGCATGGGCCTAATCCAACTTGGGGTAAGTACCTATTGGTTGGTGGTGATGGTAGAAACGGATACGTTGATAATGGTGATGTTGCATCGGTATCAACTACAAATGGTAACTTACACGTTGACGCTGCAAGTGGATATGGATTATATCTAAACTACTATGATGGTTCACAAATCTATTTTGGTGGTGGTGCATATAATAACTGGGGTGAATTTTCTTCTGGAATTTTCTACGCATATAACCAAATGCGTTCACCAATAATGTATGATTATAATGATACCGGAAGGTATATGGACCCTAATGGTCAATCATACATTACAAACTTATGTGTAGGTACAAATAACTACAATCACGGTTATCCTGGTGTTTTACAAATTGGTAGTACATCTTACAACTATAACTTTTATAATGGTAGTTGGGCAGGTAGTATTACTGCTGGTATCTTAGCAAACTGTGCAGATGAATGGGAGTTTACAATACATGATAGTGGAAACTCTGTAGAATCTGTATTCATATACAGTGGTGGAAGAATATTAATGGGTAGAAGTATAGGTTGGGGAACAACTTATATAGAGGCAGCTGAATCATTTAGAGCACCAATATTCTATGATAATGGTGATACAGGATACTATTTCGATGGAAATGGTACAACCAATATGAACAGAGTTACCAATAGAACTTTAGCATCTTTTGGTTTAGCAGGACATGAGGGTAATACTCCTAGATGGGATTATACAGGTGATACTAGATATTGGACTGGCGCTAGAGGTTGGGGTACAACTAATATGAATGATTTGGGTAATTGGGGAAGTGGATTCTTTGATACATGGAGTAACCCAGCTAACCAACCTGCTGGTACATCGCATTGGGTAGGTGTTCAGGCATATCACTTTACTGGTGGTTCTGATTATAGATACGGATGGCAGATGGTTGGTGGACCTATTCAAGGACTTTGGTTTAGAAACACATGGGCATCTTATTCTTCTTGGAAGAAGATAGCAATGTACGGAGTTAATGAATACTCTAACGATTTCTACGCAACTATTTACTATGATGCAAATGATACAGCTGGTTATATAGACCCTAACTCAGCAGGTAATGGATATAGATTTTATAGTGGCGCTGGTTGGTGGCAATTAAGAGGTGCAACTCACTGGGATTCTCAACCAGGTATTGACCTTAGTGGTGGTACTTCTGAATTCCGTATTTCTTCAACTGGTGGTAATGCTAACTTGAGAGTAGATGGTTGGATGTATGCATATGATTCATCTTACTTCCCATTCATTTATGACCAACAGGATACAGGATATTACGTTGACCCTAATAGTACAAGTAATATGTGGAGGCCATCATCTTCTGCTAGAGAAAGATGGAACGCACCTTGGAGAGCAATGGATAATGGTGATGTTAGACCTAATATTACAGGTGATTCAAACTATTGGACTGGAACGCAAGGTTGGGGAACTAGTTATGGAAACTGGGATGGTGCATGGAAGTATGGATTTACAGGATTAGATATTTGGGGTGGTGGTACTGGACACCCACAGGGTGGTGGATATATCCATGCACAGGGTATTCAATCTGGATTACACTACGCATCATCCGATGGTGGTGCTGGATATGGTTTCCAAATGGTGGGTGCACATGATGCACAAAGCCGTTGGTGGTTAAGAGGTAAATGGGGTGGTACAACATATCCTTGGTATGAAATAGTATTATATAATAGAAACGTAGGTGGTGGTGATATATACGCAGGTTATTGGTATGATGGTAATAACACCGGATATTATGTAAATCCTGATGGAAGTTCTCAATTTGTTCGTACATATGTAAATGATTGGTTTAGAGCACAAGGTTCTTGTGGTATCTATTGGGAATCATATGGTGGTGGATGGCATATGACAGATGGTACATGGCTTCGTACATATAATGGTAGAAACATTTATTGTGATGCATACATAAGAGCACAAGGTTCATTCAGAGTTGGTTCAGAATATTCTATTTGGGGTAACTATGGTTCTTATTCATCTTATATATCTAGAATTTTCTACTTATCATTTGACTGGAATGCTACTTACGATTCTTGGACTGTACATGGATTGGCATCTACCGATTTAAATGGTAATGGTTCTGATTCAGTTTCTATAAATTCATTTAATGATATTACTCTACGTTTAGATGCCAATGATAATAATGGTAACTCATATTGTAGATGGATGGATAATACCTCTGGTAATAACCAATTTGCTTACTTAGGTAGAGAAGGTGGTAACTCAATATTCTATATAGATAGTAGAATCTATGGTGCAATATTCTATGATTCAAATGATTCATCATACTATATGGACCCTAACTCAGCATCCGACCAATGTGCTAGATTTGCTGGTGGTATTTGGGTATCTAGAGCAAACGTAACTGGAAATGGTATCATATTAGCAGATGATGGTGATATTGTTGACTTGAATGATGGTTATTGTGCAATGCGTTTCTCATTTGGTGTTCGTATCCACTCTGGTAACAGAGGTGGTGGTGCAGTGATAGCATTGAGACAATATGGTGCAATTATAGCATCAGATAACATTATCGCTTATGGTTCACCATCGGATATTCGTAAGAAAGAAAACATTCAACCAATTGAAGGTGCATTAGATAAGGTAACAAAACTTAGAGGTGTACAATTTGATTGGAAAGAAGATACTGATGAATGGAACTATACTAAACTAAAAGCAGATATAGGTTTCATAGCACAAGAAGTTCAAGAGGTAGAACCTTTATTAGTAAGAGAAGGTGGTGATGGATTCTTAGCTGTAAGAGATAGAGGTATTCCGGCATTATTAGTTGAAGCTGTTAAAGAATTGAAGAAAGAATTAGATGATGCAAGAGCTGAAATTAAAGAATTAAAAGAACAGTTATTGAAAAAGTAAAATAAGTTATATTTATTAAAAAGAAAAAAACTTTATTATGGCATTAACATACGAATGGAAATTAACAGGTCTAAGAAAACAAAATACTGATACATTCACAGATGTAGTAGTAGGTACACATTGGACAGTAACTGCAACCGATGAGCAGGGAAATACCGGTACTTTTACAGGAGCTACTCCTTTTAAACCACAAGATTTAAATGCTGATGGCTTTATTGATTATAAAGATTTAACTGAAGAATTAGTATTAGATTGGGTTAAAAATACTGTAGCTGGTAATAATGTTGCTACTAATTATTGGGCTCACATTTATGAAAGAATTATGGAGCAAATCAATAGTAAGAAGTACAATAGATTGGATGTAAGTACAAATGACTTACCTTGGAGTCCTACAAGCGGTTCAACAGCTGCTCCAGCAATCTCAGGAAGTACACCTTTATAATAGGTAATAGTAAAAAAACTATAATTTAAATGTTCAAAGCATGTTTGGGTTAAAAATGTGTTTTGAACATTTTTATTATATTTATACTTGAATTTTGGAAATGTCCAAAACTATCATAAAAACTTAATTGGAGAAATAAAATGGCAGAAAGAATTGTATCACCTGGCGTATTCACAAGAGAAAACGATTTATCATTCTTACCACAGGGTATAGGTGAAATCGGCGCCGCATTCATAGGACCTTTAAAAGAAGGACCTGCATTCGTACCTACTATTGTAAGAACTCAAGCTGAATTCGAAGAAATGTTCGGAAAAGTTGATGGAACTTACTATACTGAGTATGCAGTACAAAACTATTTAAGAGAAGCTGGACAAGCAACAATCGTAAGAGTTGCTGGAACTGGTGGATATACCCAAAAGAACGCTTTGGGTATTATCGCTTCTGGTTCAGCTGGATTAGGAGAAAAAATAGTTGGTGTACTTTACTCAACTGAAGTAGGTGATGAATCAGTAGGTTTTGCAAACAATCCTACAATCGTATCAAGCTTAACCACATCTGGTTCATTTACTGTTAGTGGTATTAGTGGTTCTGGTACAAACGGAAATGTATCCGCATCTGTACTTGCAACCGCAACTAACGATTTAGCAGATGTATTTGGTGAATCAGCATTTGGTTCTAAGATTGGATATTCATATCTTTTCTTTGAAGATAAAGCAGCATACTATACTGGTTCAGTATTGAGTAGCACAGTAATTAGTGGTACTACACTTCCTGACCAAATTTATGGTGAAGCATCTCAAGCTGAAACTCCAATTGTTGTTTCTCAATTAATAAGTGGCCAAAGATATAACTTATTCCAATTTAAGAGTATCGGACATGGTACAAACTATAATACAAAATTCAAAATTGGTATCTCTAATGTAAAGGCAGCTGGTGAAGATGGTGCAACTGACTATTCTACATTCACTGTAACTATTAGAAGATACGATGACACTGATAAGAGAAAAGTTGTATTAGAAACATTCGCTAATGTAAACTTAGACCCATCTTCAGTAAACTATATCGCTAGAAGAATTGGTGATAGATATTATACTGTAGGTGATGATGGTAAGATTACTGAATATGGTGATTGGGCTAATCAATCTAAATATGTAAGAGTTGTTGTTATGGATGATACATCAATTGGTGGTCCTGGTACCTACCCAATTTCAGCTGCACCATTTGGACACGCAGCTTACATCAACCCAATCAAAGCTAATAACTCTAATGAGGCAGCAAAAGTACCTGCAGTGATATTCACAACAGGTTCGGCAAACAACTCAGCATCATCTCCATTGTATTTCTCTGGATTTGATTTTGAAACATCTGGTATCTCTATGGATAATAAGATGTATATGAAACCAATTCCAAACGGAGCAGTTGCTGGAGCAAACGTTGATTTCGCATTTGATTCACAATTAACTTATGTGATGACTGGTTCGAATTCTACTGATATGGCTAAGAGACAATTCGCTTTAGGATTCCAAAGAGGTTTTGATGGTATTGCACCAACAACTAAAATTAACTTAGGTTCTGATATTAGTGTATCTAATTCGCAAGGTTTGAACTTAGCAACTTCAGTATCAACTGGTACTTTAGCATATGAAAAAGCAATTAACGCAATTTCTAACGCTGATGAGTTTGATATTAATATGGTTGTAACACCAGGTATTATCAGAGAATATCACCCAGCAGTTACTACAAAAGTAATTGATATGGTTGAAAATAGACAAGATTGTTTCTACATCGCTGATTTCAATAAAGTAGATGCAACAATAGCTGAAGCAACTGCACAATCAAACGCTGTAGATTCAAACTATGTAGCAACTTACTATCCTTGGGTTAAGACAGTAGATACAAATACTAACAAATTGTTAGCAGTACCACCATCAGTATTGATGCCGGCTGTTTACGCAGCAAATGATAGATTGGCAGCAGAATGGTTCGCACCTGCTGGTTTGAATAGAGGTGGTATCGTTGGAGCAGTTAGTGTGTTAAATAGATTAACGCACGCTGAAAGAGATACTCTATATGAGAACAAAGTAAACCCAATCGCAGCATTCCCTGGGCAAGGTATTGTAGCATTCGGACAGAAGACTTTGCAAGATAAGGCTTCAGCACTTGATAGAATCAATGTAAGAAGATTGTTAATCACACTTAAAAAGTTTGTAGCATCTACTTCTCGTTTCTTAGTGTTCGAACAAAATACAGCAACTACTAGAGCAAGATTCTTAAACACTGTGAATCCTTACTTAGAGGCTGTACAACAAAGACAAGGTCTTTACGCATTCAGAGTTGTAATGGATGAAACCAACAACACTCCGGATGTAATTGATAGAAACATATTAGCAGGACAAATATTCCTACAACCGGCTAAGACAGCTGAATTCATTGTAATTGATTTCAACATCTTACCAACTGGGGCATCTTTCTCCGCATAATATGAAAACAAAGTAAAGTAATATTTATTAATATAAAATAAAAGGGAAATAAAATGGCAGAAATATTAGAGTTTGACAAGATGTTCTATACGAACTTCGAACCTAAAATGAAGAACCGCTATGTAATGGAAATAGACGGTATCCAATCATACTTAGTTAAGGCAGCAGCAAGACCTTCTATACAATTTGAAGTTGTAACCTTAGACCACATCAACGTAAAAAGAAAATTGAAAGGTAAAGGTGAGTGGCAAGATATAACAATCACACTTTTTGACCCAATTGTTCCTTCTGGAGCACAAGCGGTAATGGAGTGGGTTCGTTTATCACATGAATCTATCACTGGTAGAGATGGCTACGCAGACTTCTATAAAAAAGATATAGATTTCTATATGTTAGGTCCTGTTGGTGATAAGATTGAGCAGTGGAAACTAAAAGGTGCTTTCATTAACCAAGCAAACTTTGGTGATGTAGCATTCGACTCTAATGAGCCAGCATCAATTGAATTGACACTTTCCTACGATTACGCAATTCTTGAATTCTAATATTTTCACAATTATAAAAACAGGGGATACCAAAAGTATCCCCTTTTTTATTTTCAATTTTTTAATTTTTATGTATTTATATATACAAATTAAAACACAATAGTTATGGCAGAAATGACAAATAAAGTGGTTGAAGATATTATAGAACAACCAAAAGTTACACACAAAACATTCGACTTCCCTACAGAAGTAGTAGAATTACCATCGCAAGGTTTAGTGTATCCAGAAGGACACCCTTTAAGAAAAGGAACAATTGAATTAAAGTATATGACCGCAAAAGAGGAAGATATACTTGCATCTCAAAATCTTATTAAGAAAGGTGTTGTATTGGATAAATTATTTGAATCTGTAGTTGTAGAACCTGGTTTGAATATAGATGATGTTTATATTGGTGATAAAAATGCTATTCTTTTAGCAACTCGTATTTTAGGTTATGGAGCTGATTATGAAGTAGAAATTACTGACCCTTTTACTGGTGAGAAGCAAAGAACTGTAATTGACCTTTCTAAAATTCAAACTAAAGATATTGATTTTGAAAAATTAAATCCTAAAAATAGATATACATTTACATTACCTTCAAATGGTAAAGAGGTTGAATTCAGATTATTAACTCATAAAGATGAGGTTGAAATTACTAAAGAAATTCAAGCTTTGGAAAGATTAAATAAAAATTCATCATTAGCATCTGATGTAACAACTCGTTTGAGATATATGATTACAATGGTTGATGGAAATTCAGATAGAGGGTTTATCAATAGATGGGTTCAAAATCAATTCTTAGCAAGAGATACAAAAGCATTCAGAGCTTATGTAAAAGATTTATCACCTGATATGGATATGAGATTTGTATTTACATCTGAAGTAACGGGCGAATCGGAGGCGCTGGATATTCCCTTCGGGATTAACTTTTTTTACCCTTCCAACTGATTATAAGGTTACTTTACATTCTCAAATATGGGAAATGCTTCATTTTGGAAACGGATTTACATGGTGGGAAGTATATCACATGCCAACCTACCTTAGAAGATTCTATTTCAATAAATTGGTTGATATAAAGAAAAAAGAAGCCGAAGAAAATAAAAAGATGCAATCTAAAATGAAGATGCCAAAAATGCCGAAAGTGAGGAGATAATCCTCACTTTTTTATTTACCAATATTTATAGAATATAAACCTGAAATACTATGTCAAACAATAAAAAACAAATTAAAGAAGGTGTATTTGATGCAGCTGATAAATTTGTAGCTAATTTTTTTCAAGGGTTAGCTAAAAATGCAGCTGACCAAATTATTAAAAAAGCTGAAAAAGCTAAACTTCCGCCCGAACATATTGAATATATGAAAAAAATTAAAGCGGATAGAGATAAATTCTATAAAGCACTAAAAGAACTATAAAGCAATAGCAAGTGGCAGATAATATTTTAAATTTTCAGGATGATTTAAGTAAAAGTTATTCCGAAAGATTAGCGGCTATGAAACAGGCCGTAAAACTTGCGGAGCAACAAGACAATCTTACTGCCGAACAATTATCAAAAATAAGACAAATTGAGGCTTTAGAAGCTAAGCTAGAAAAAGTACAAAAAAGAAGATTAGAAGCTTTAAAAGGACATGCTCAAAAGCAAATGGGTATAGTTTCTCAACAAAAGCAAGAAATTGGTTCATTAGAATCTATAAGTGCAATATATAAAAATCTTACCGATAGTCAAGCAAGAGGATTAAAAATAAGTCAAGCAAGCATTTTAAATTCTTTAAGACAAGAAGGTGCTGATTCTGAAAAATATGAATTAGTACAAAACATTTTAGCAGAAACAAACAAATTAACAGGCCTACAACAAAAATTAGCAGAATTAGGACCGGATGATGTTGAAGCACAAAAATCAATTAGAGCACAATATGCAGAACAAGTTGAAAAAATTAATCAACAGGTAGGTCAAGCAAAAGCAATGGGGCAACTCACCGGCCAGCAAGCTGATATTTTTGAAAATATTTTACAAAGAAATGATAGGAATTTAAATATAGCTGGGCAATATGCAACTATATCAAAAGAAACAAAAGAAATTATACAAAAGCAGATTGATGCATATAAAGGTATAGAAAAAACACTGCGAGGAATTATAGGTACTGCTAAAATATTATTTAGTGGTTGGAGAGGTTTTGTTGGTATGACTCTGATTGGTGCCGGACACGTAATGGATAAATTAGGTGAATCCGTAAAATCAATGGGAGGATATTTAGGTGGAGCAACATTATCAGCAACAGCATTATCATTCGTATTTAAAGATGCTAATCAAACAGCAGAGGCACTCAATAGAGAATTGGGTGGAATGCAAGATGTAACATTTGGTACTCAGTTGAATACGAACCTGATGGCTATGAATATGGGTATATCAGGTGATGAAGCAGCAACCCTAACTGCAAACTTTGCTCGATTAAATGGTAACTCTACTTCGATAGCAGCCGATATGGCAGCTAGTACAAAAGCATTAGCAAAACAAAAAGGTGTAATGCCATCTGCCGTAATGAAAGATGTTGCTAAATCTGCAAAAGCATTTGCCGAATATGGAAAAGATGGTGGAAAAAATATTGCAGAAGCAGCAGTAGCAGCAGCAAGATTAGGCGTTAATATGGATTCAATGACAAAAGTAACTGATTCACTTTTGGATTTTGAAGAATCTATTAATAACGAATTGGAATTGGGTGCAATGCTTGGTAAAAGTATAAATTTAAATAGAGCAAGGGCATTAGCATTTGAAGGAGAAATAGGAGCAGCTGTAAAAGAAACATTAAACGCATTAGGTGGGCAAGCTGAATGGGAAAAAATGAACATTTTCCAAAAACGTCAGGCAGCTAAAACTTTAGGATTATCCGTTGAAGAAATGGATAAGATGGTAAAAAATCAAGATAAGTTGAATGATGATGGTACAATGCAGCTTACCACTTTTGAAAAAATAAATGAATCATTTACAGCATTTGCAACAACTGGATTGGGTAGTGCACTAAAAGGTATGGGAGCTATGGTAATAGCAGCAGGGCAATTGGGTACAGGACTTAGTGCATTAGGAATAGATATGAAAGGTATTGTTCAATCTTCATTTGGTTTTGTTAAAAATATGTTGAAAGCAGCCGCTGTAAAAGTAGCTGGATTGTTTGGTAAAAAATTAGATTTTGGAAGTAAAAAACCTGAAGCTCCCGGCTTAGATAATAAAACCGAAGATGCTGCTAATAAAGTTTCTCAAAAAGGAGTTGGTGATAAATTAAAAGACCTTGCTAAAGGGTTAAAAGCAATGGGTGATGGTAAAGTTCTTTTTGGTGCATTAAATTTAATACCAACTGGTTTAGGATTTTTGGCTATGTTACCTGGCCTTCCATCATTATTCTTTTTATCTAAAATGAATGTAAGTGGTGTTGGTAAAGGTTTAGAAGATATGGCTAAAGGATTAAAGAAAATGGGTGATGGTAAGGTATTCTTAGGTTCACTAGCATTGGTTGTGGCAGCTGGTGCATTTGCAGTAATGACTGTAGGTGCGATAGGTATGGCAGCCATAGCATTTTTAGGAGTACCAACGGGTATAGCATTAACAGCATTAGGAAAAGGATTAAAATCATTTGGTAGTAACGCATTGCAAGGTGTATTAGTATTAGGATTGTTAGCAGGTGTAATAGCATTAAGTGCTTTGGCATTTCAACAATTTGCTGGTATTGATTGGAATGGTGTTATATTTGGTGGATTAGCATTAGCAGCATTTGCATTAGGTGCATTTGTTATTGGTAAATTCGCAGCAGATATTATAGTTGGTGCGGTAGCAATAGCAGCTTTGGGAATTGCATTAATTCCTTTTGCATTTGCTATGAGTTTATTAGCAGGATTAAGTATGGATTCGGTAATAGCAGCAGCAGCTGGATTAGTAATATTTGCTGGAGCTGTTTTTGCTTTAGGTGCTATTATGTTTACTGGTGTTGGTGCTATGGTATTTGGCGCCGGTATAATTGCATTAATTGGATTGGGTATTGCTTTAACTATATTGGGAACCGGAATTACGATATTAGCAAATGGATTAAATGCTTTAGGTTCTTCATTAGAACCTGTTGCTACAAGTATATCTACAATAATGAGTTCATTAGGTGGTATAGTTGGATTAATTGCTCCAATAGCTTTATTATCTTTAGCTTTATTTGGATTAGCATCAGCTTTAATATTTTTAGGAAGCGCTGGATTGATTGCATTGCCGGGTATAGCAGCACTAGCAGCAATCCAAGCAATTACAATAGGTCTTGCTGATATGTTAGGACTTGATGCAGGTGGTGCTGGTGGGGAAGGTAAGGAAGATGCACAAACGGCAAGAATGGATGAATTGATTGCAGAGATAAAAGGACTGAGAGCAGATATGCAAGCAGGCAAAATAGCAGTTATTATGGATGGCACAAAAGTAACTTCTAAGGTTTCTAGGGTAGTTGATAAACAAACAGGTAACTCTTTTAGACATAGCTAATGGGAAGGACATTATTAGAATTATTTAGAAATAAAACACTTTCAAGTGGACAAACCGCAGCGGTAGAATATGATGTGCGCAATAGTAAAGATGCACCGATAAGACCTTATATTGGGGCACTTAATCTTCCGTTCAGAGCAGCAACAAAAATAAGACAAGGTTTATCAGTAAGAAAATCTGAAAGTTTTTTTGAGCAAGAAACAACGGGTTTAAGAGTTATTAGAACTTTATCTTCACCAATTATTTACGGAACTGATTTAATAAGATTAACAAGACAATCCACCGATGCAGTAAACGAAATGAAAAACGCAACTGGTACGGCTGGTGATTCTGGATTGTTAGGTAATTTAATAGAAAAAGCAAAGGGTAAAGTATCTAAATTAGGCGCTAAACTTGGAGTTGTTCCACCTCAAATTTTGATACCAACTAGAATATCATTAAATGATAAATTTAAAGTAGGTAAAGAGCCCGATACGATGACAACTCTTGCTGAAATTAAAGAAGATGCTAGAGGAACATTGGTAGGTAGATTATTAGCAAAAAATGCAAAGGGTACGCCAAAACAAATAGGTAATCAGGTATTAGGGGGTGTTATCAGTTTGGCAAAGCAGGAAGTTCGTAAAAAATTATTTGGAGCTAGAAAGCAAGGACAACAAAACTTTGCAAAAAAATCAGAATCGGAAATTCAATATGATAGTTCAGCACCATATTCATCAACTATTGATTTTATAAATGAAAATATAAATTTAAGAAACGATTTATCAAGTCAATATTCAGCTTATAAAGCTTATTATCCTGATTTGTTTAATGATGTAGCAAACATTTATACAGGTAAAAATCAATTAGGAAAAGAAACTCAACAATTAAAAGCAACACCTGGTAGAAGACCAGATGGTGGTGTTAATGTACCAACGCCTGACCCAATAGATTTAGCAAAATCAAGAAAGCAAGGTCAAATTGATGTTGGTGTAAAAATAAAAGATGCGAAAGATAACAAAGCATTAAAATATGACCCTAATGTACCAACAACTGCATATTCAAATACTGTAGATGAGTTAGCAGATGACCCGATGTTAAGAAATGATTTATCAAGTAAATTATTAAAATTAACAGGCACAACCGCTGAAAATGAAAATAAAAATCCAGCAACCACAAATACAAGTTTAAATAAAACATCACAATTTAAAAATTCAGTTTCTGGATTAAAAGAAGCTTTACCTAAAAGCCCAAAAGATTTATTTGGAAAATTAGCAACATCGGCAAACGTACCAACAAGCGGACTTCCAAATAGTGTACCTACATTAAAAAAACCAAATCCAGCTGATTTAGTAAATGCTAGAAAATTAGGACAGGTAAAATTAGGACAAAAGGAACAAGCAAATGCACCAAAAGCAGATGTTGACCCATTATTAAAAAATGACCCATCAGTACCATCTACTGCATATTCAAATACTGTGGATGAAACTTCAACGGATGTTAAAACTAGAAATGATTTATCTTCTGTTTTAAATGCAACTCAAGAAGGAGCAAGAGTAAATAAACCTGACCCTAAAAATGCAATAGGTATAAGAAATAAAGGAGTACCAATTAATCAGGAAATAAAAAAATATACTCAGTTAGTTGGACAAGATGGGGAATTGCAAAAATTATTAAATGGTACACAAACAAGTCAATTAGCAGGAGCAAAAGCATCTCAACAATTAAATAAAGTTGGTGTTGGTAATAGTGGTGTTCCAACAAAAAAAGAAAAAGTATTTGGAAATCCATTTGCGAGTGGAAGTGCTAGTATAGCATCTAAATTGGGTATTGATACAAAAAAAGGTGATTTTGTAAATGAAAAAGCAGTTGGTGAAGAAAGTGATGCTAAAGGTAAAGATATAGCTAACTATGATTTTATGTTGGTTAGATTTTCTCACTTTGCTGGACCAACAGTAAGTTTTAGAGGAACTATTACTGGTTATCAAGAAACATTTACACCAAGTTGGGATACAAATAAATTTATAGGTTCTCCATACAATCTTTATACATACACTGGAATTGAAAGAAGTTTATCTTTTAATTTGAGAGTTTATTCAACAAATCCTACTGAGCATGACCGTATGTGGGATAAATTAGAAGCATTGGCAAAAATGGTTTATCCAATAGCAAGTGGAGCAGGAAGTGCAATAACTCCGCCACTACTATTTTTTAGTATGGGTGATGGTAAGTCTGGAGGAAGCGTATTCCAAAATAAACATTGCTTTATAGATTCGCTTTCATATACAGCAGATGATTCTACACCTTGGGAAATTGGAGGATTTTCACCTGGCTACCAAGCACCTATGATTATTGATGTTTCTATTGGTGTTAAATTTATACAAGGTGTTAATAACACATATAGTTTATATAGTTTTGAAGAGGGTATAAATCCATATACAACAGCAAGAGATGAAAAGAAAAATAAAGCTGATGCAAAGAAAAAAGCTTCACAAAACAAAAAAGCAAGTGGTACTTTAAAACAAAGAGATGATAAAGGCGGGAAAACAGCAAAAGCATCAACACCAAAAGTAAAAGGAAAATAATATGTCTGAATTACCAAGATACGATTCATTAAGTAGAAAGAAAAAAACTTTAGATGGTAAAGAAGTTTATGTAAGTAGAATTTATCCAAATATACCATTACGAGATGATGACCTTTATATAATGACTGAAATGGGTGATAGATTAGATACTTTAGCAAATCAATTCTATAAGGATTCAACTTTGTGGTGGGTGATAGCATCTGCAAATAATATACACAATGCAGTATTTGGATTAAAAGAAGGAACAATTTTAAGAATCCCAGCTAATTATATAGAAATAGCAAATAGAATTGAAATAGAAAATAGATAAAGTTTATGAGTTTTCCAAGTTTTTCTTCGGTATCCAGTTATGCAGTAAAAGCGATGAATGATAGGAAAGGTGATTCCTTTGCTGCTTCAAAATTAAACTGCTTTGTAAAATTAATATCTGGTGCTGGATGTGTTTTGTATTCAAATCCAAATATACAATTATTTTCGGCAGCAGGTGATAGTAATCCAGCAACAATTTATGGAAATAAAAATGTGAGTGGTATTATAGGCGTTGATTGGGGTAATAACCCTATACAATGTGATACTGCCGGTGCACCTGGTAGACCAAATCCAATCGTTACTAGCTTAGAAGTTGATGAGGGTGAAGGAGAATTGTCTAGAAAAGCTAAATTTACAATAAGATGTTTTTCAGTCCAACAATTAAATATGATAATGGGTTACTATATGGAACCCGGTTTTTCAATTTTTATGGAATGGGGATGGAATACATCAAAAGGTGTTATGAATTCCGTTAGTGCTGATAATATAGCAAGTTTTCAATCTGTTGTTAATTTGGAAAGTTATAGACAAAAAGCTGGAGGATATTCTGATGTTTATTTGGGATTTATAACAGGTGGAAGTATTTCAGTAAGTGAAACATATTGGGATGTAAATGTAAAATGTTGTGGATATACCGAATTACCTGCATATCTAATGGTTGCTGACAATGCTAGGAAGGCAGAAAAAGAAAAATCAGATGAACAAGAAGTTTCTGATTACCCAACATCATCAGCCACACATGCATCTATACCAATACAAAAAAGAAGATGGAGACAAGTATTTAATGCGTTACCATCCAATAAAAAAACAAAATTAGTAAAACAATTAGAAGGTAGTAAAAGAATTGCAGACCCAATTAATTTTATAAATTTTGATAAAAAAATAGCTGAAGATATTAATACTAATAAAGAAGGAAGTTTTTGGGGAAGTATTTTTGGAGATGATACTGTAGATGTTGCTGATCCTGAAACAGGAGAAGCTATTTCAGTTGAAGTTGCAGATGGTACAAAATTAATTGGTGATGAAAGATTTATAAGACTTGAGGCTTTAATTGCAATAATGAATAGAATTGAAGCAAGAGGAATAAAAATTGGTGGAATGTATTTAAACTTTCAAATAAATACAAATAGAACAGTATGTACAGCATTTGACAGAATTTTTAGTACAGACAGGACGAAACTTTTTATACCAAATAAAAATACTCCAGGTCCTGATTTTGGTGAAGTTGCAAAATCTGGAACAGCAACTACAGTTAGTAATGTTGATAACACTGTTAAATGGGAAGGTAATAAAATAGCGTTTCCACAAGATGGTGCTGTGAGTGGTGGTAAAGGAACAAATTCTTGGGGAGATAGTGTAGAATTATTTTATAAAGTTGCAGGCGCAGCTCCTTTTTCAAGAAAATCAAGAACGTGGGGATTTTTAAATGACCTTTATGTTAATTTTGATTTTGCTAAAGGTATTTTGGAAACAAAAAATTTTTTAAGAAAAGATGCACTTTATCAATTATTAAATGGCATATCTGGTGCAGCAGGTGGTATATGGGATTTTCAAATTATAGAATCACCAGATACAGCGAAAGGAATTATGGAGTTACAAGTTGTAGAAATGAATTGTGTAAACCAAAATTCAGCAGCGGCAGAGCCGGCAACTTTTATACTTTCTGGACCAGATTCTGTGTTTTTAGAAGCTTCTTTTGATATGGATATTGGTGGAGCAATGATGAATCAAATAATAGGTCAAAAAAATCAAAGAGCTTTAAATTCATCCAGTCCTCCTGCAAGTGGAAGACTTTTTACAACGAAGCAAGATAAAATTCAAATAAGTATTATAGAATCTCAAGATAGTGGTAAATCTAAATGGGGTGAAGATAAAGAAGGAAATCAGACTGCATCTAGTGGAACAGAAGGAGCAAGTGAAGAAGATAAAGAAGTAATAGCAAAAAAATTCGCAGCATTTTTTGAAAAAGTTTGCTTAGCACCACACGTTGATATTAAACCAAATGATGGTGCTTGGAGCGATAAACCATATGAAAAAAATTATATGTGTGCATATAATGACCAGGCTTGGTTTGAAGCATTCAAAATAGGTTCGGAAGCAACCGCATTGGATGAACCATCAATATTATTACCAATCAAATTTACATTTACTGCTCATGGTGTAAGTGGTATAAAGAGAGGTGATAAATTTGTTGTAAAAGGATTACCACAACAATATAGTGAAGCTGGATTTTTCCAAGTGACGGGTATAAAACATACTTTAAGTGGTATGTTATGGAAAACAGAAGTTACGGGAGGGTTTAGGCAAATAAGATAAAATTATGATGAACGGATTAGTTAAAAGATACCGAAGTATAATTAGAATACCTAGCGATTTTAAATTAATTAAAATTAAACCATTTGTACCAACTCCTACAGAAGATGATTATAAAGTTGGTTATATAAGAAGATATTTTGTTCAGAGAGCAAATGATAAAAATGGAATAATTTATGAAATAAGTGAAAATTCTTTTAGTACATTTACAGCAAACACATTATATATCACTACAACTGTAAACTGGAAAATATCAGGAACAGATGAAGAAATTAAAAAAATTAATGATAAAGTAGTTAGGTACGCTAGTAATAATTTACCCGCACTTAGATTGTATCTTCCAAACCTTTTACAATTCTCAAAAAATAATTTGGGAGAGTAAATAATTTTTCGTATATTTGTATTTATTATTACGGGGATGACTGGACTTGATTGCGATGCGAATTGTAGTATCACACGTAGTGGGATGGTTCTCCAACCACTTTAATCTCGGAATCAAACAATAAATGACGAAGTTGAATTATCAACTTGGACCTTCGATGACGTTATGGCATTCGTAGGTGCTGATTACGCTGTAGCAGCCTAATCACCTTCCGCATCACTCGTGGAATTTAACAAGAAGTGAAACCTAAGTTTACTGAAACTTTAAATCAGTTGGTGGAAACGCTGTTCTAACCAAACGGCCCCAATTATTTTGGAAGGTGAATAAGATTAAACCTTATCCTAAACGTGTGAAACGCTGGTATTATGGTTACTTCGTAAGACGTGGGTTCGAATCCCACCATCTCCACCATTAAATCCCGAACTATTATTTGGTAGTTTGGGATTTTTTTTGTATATTTGTGGTTATGAGAATTGTTGAGTCTATTGATGAATTAAACGAATTAAAGGTAAAGCTGGAAACTGAAGCTTCCATTTGGTATCCACTATGGGTAGATAATGATAAACACCCATTAAACACCACTATTTCGTTTATATTCGTAAGAACCCAATCGGACAGGTATATACTACCACAACAACACACAGACGCTCTATCACTCTCTAATGAGCAAATAGAAGGTGCGTTGAATACCGCCGGTGAAAAGTGGGTATTTCAAAAGAAAAAGCTACTCCAATCTTTTGTTACACTTAGGGAAGGACTGAATGATGTTGACACCGCTTATTTCTTAAAGACCGGTGAAACAATAGACTACTCTCAACCATTACAACACTTAGTAGCTCCTTTATTACACAAAGGTTATAGAGAAGACATCATTCAATCCATTCCCATTCTTAAACTTGCGGAAGCAGTAGAACCCGAATTACTAAAACATACAAACCAAAAGAGTAAAACTTATAATTGGTACAACGATATATTCATTCCTACCCTTTCTCAGATTGAAGGATTTGGAATCCGTGTCGTTGGGGAAAAATTTATTGATAGATGGCCACAAGCCCACAAACACTTAAAAGGTAATACGGTATTCACCGAATATAATCCGTTCACTGTAACTGGTAGACCTTCAAATAGACATGCTGGTGTGAACTATGCCGCCCTCAATAAATCGGATGGTAGTAGAGATTGTTTCATAGCCGATGGGATATTCCTACAAATGGACTATAACGCTTACCACCCAAGACTAATCGGTAAGTTGGTGGGATACGATATGCCCGATGGTAACGTTCACCAATGGTTGGCTGACCAATATGGATGTGGGGTTGATGAGGCTAAGGGGGTAACGTTCCGATTATTATATGGTGGTATTGATGATGAGTTCCGACAAATCCCATACTTTGATAAGGTGGCCGATTTCATAGACCGTTTTTGGGATGAGAGTGTAGAGTGTGATTGTATCCGTACCCCAAACCGATTGATTCCGCTAAGTTGGGTAGAGCAATCCAATCCACAAAAGGTATTCAACTATCTTCTTCAGGCATTTGAAACGGAAGTAAACGTTGAGAAAATGAG